CTGAGACAGTGATTGATGAGGTGCGAGAACCCTACTTAACTCAAAAAGAATGGCTCGACCTCATTAAGTGGAGAGTAGATTTGATGGTGTTTGATCCCGAAGGTTGGAACGCTTGCGGTTCTACTGTGCCTTATGACGATGTCACCGTGGCTTCATAAGCCCATCAGGGTGAGCGGAAGCTATGATCGATTTGACAGATCTGGTTTCCGCATCCGCTACCTTGGGGTGGTCCAATTCACCGGAGAACTTCGCGGCGATTGGATACACCTCGATGGCGGCGGTAAGAAAAAAGCAGACAGTAAATACATTCAATATGAAGTGGAAGAGTAAATGGATTTATGGAGACTACCAAAGCACATGTCAGGACGACCTTATAGCCTCGACCTTGAGATAGACACGCTGATAAACATCAAAACATGCTGGTCAAATGGTCAAAGAAAAACGCCGAAAGAAATGCGCGAAGATTTTTATGACAAGCTGCGGATAATGATCGATAACGAGCAGATCGATTTTGGAACCTTTCAAGTATACGAACCCGACGAGGTTTTCCGAAATGTCCTGGACAAAAGCACAGGCGAAGTGCAACGCCGCCACTTGTTCTGGATACTTGAGCAGATCAATTGTCGTCGCGATGACGATGGGATTTGGTCTTGGTCAGACTACGACGAGACAGACTGGGAAAAGGGCTGGAAAGAAAAGGTGGAGCCGGAGGGCCGATACAGCATAGTCGAATAGGGAAAGGGGTGCCGCGACTAATGAAACTTTGGGAGAGAGCGGCACCCCAGAGGACTTGTTTAAAGATTAACACGGTTTTAAAAAAAGTTGTAGAAGTTTTAAGAAAGTTTTGCTATTTTCAAACTTAATTAGATTTTTTATAAATCTTTTTATTGTCAACAACTACGGAGCTTCACCACATGCTTCTTATTAAAACATCTTTTTGGATAGCGTTAGTAGCAGTCAGCTACAAGCCGTCCGACACTATAATGCCAGCGGCCTTTGCAGATGTAAGGGAAGTCAAAAACCTTACGCTTGAGGAACGCTTCACTGACAGACTGGATTGCATCAATGCGATACAGGACAAGCTCAGTGCAATCCCAGAGGAGTATATCACACGTTACAAAGTGATGATCGAGCAGAACACTTGTAAAGAACAGAAGGTTCATTACTGGGTTCCTGTGCCTCTGCCGAAGAGGAGGCCAGCGATATGAAATCGGGACACGAACTTAAACAAGACTGGGAAACCTTTCATCAAAACAATCCCAAGGTTTTTGCATTGATTACCAAGTATGCAATCGAGGCTATGAGATCTGGGCTCGACCACTACTCGATCAAAGGGATCTTTGAGCAGATCCGCTGGGATTTCAACGTCAAGACGCAGGACAAGGAGTTCAAGTTATCGAACAACTACAGTGCGTACTACGCGAGGCATTTCCACAAGTGCTATCCGCAATTCGACGGCTTTTTTATTACACATAAAGCGAAGGGAGATCTCGATGAGGCGGCTTGACGAAATTGAAGATCAGTTCAGACGCGAACACCCTGTGCTGATGTTTGTTGCCGAAGCAGTCGGCTTTAGTTGTATGTGTGCAATGTTTTTACTGCTCCTTGTACTGGCGGCAGACTTGCCATGACGAGAGGCCGGAAAAATCAGTGGGTGTGCGACAAAACACCCATTGATGAGATTGCAGTCGGATCAAATTTCTTTTTCAGCGAGGCACAGTTTCGGTCCCTGAGAAATTATGAAGATCCGGCTGGTGAGAACGCTGGGATCGTGCGTAACAAGATGCAGGCGGCGATTGTTAGTCGGTGCAAGTATCTGGATAGACAGCGAGATAAAATGGACGGCAAAGAACCAAGTAAAGTTTACCGCCTTAGTGATCGCTGGGAACTCAAAGGAGCTGGATACAGGACACTAAAAGATCGTGATGCAAGCTCCAAAGCGAGGCATGAATTTAAACACGACGATGAAAACAAGAGAGGATTTACCATATGGAGAATAGGTTAGAGGAGATGACCGTCAGAGCTGAATGCGCTGAGATGGTCTGTCGAGAAAGCCAGATAGAGCTGTTGAGAACTGTGCTAGAGATGTGTAGGCATGAGGATGGCAGTCGAGGCAAGCTCCGCAAGCTCAAGCACATAGCAGAGGGCATGTCCGTTGGCATCGTTGACATCGAGTGCAAAAATTTGCTGTCGAGGATCGTTACCTACCTCAAGACATACGACAAGGCAGATATCAGGGAGCAAAGAATACTTGATCGCAACGATTACAAAGAGGAGATACGAGTGCGCGACGAGGCTCTCAAGTTGCCAGCGTTGAAGAGCGAAGCGTATGGCAACTGAGCTTGTCTTCGATGCAAAGAAGGGGGGAGCAATCATTGTGATCTTCCCGACTGGCGAGTTCTACTGCAATGCTAATCCCGATACAGAGGGAGGTCTTATCGGGATTGGCATTCAAGAGCTAATGAAAGATGAGGCTTGGAAGTCACGGCTAGTGGAGAGAGTTAAGGCGTTGCGAGAAGAGAAACAACGCAACGAGATGTATGAGGAGATGAGAAAAAGACCTGTAAAGTTGTAATAAGTTTGCAAACTTACTACATTTTTTATAAACTTTTTTAGATTTTTTATAAATGTTTTGGGAGAGAGTAACATTTCTAAAGAACTTGAAAATCGTATGCTGATCTTGGAAACACAGGTTAGCCAGCTAAAGGAGATGGTCTTGTCTCTCGCGGCTGGCAAACAACCAGTGCAACGCCGCGAAGTAGACGATGAAGAGCAAGTGTATGATGCGCTACGAGGACTCACAGCTCAACGCCACGCAACACTGCAAATGCTGTTAGACGATGCAACTCAGGCAGAGATGGCTGAGAGGTTTCAGATAACTGAAGAGGCTGTCAAAGGTAGAATGATGGAACTGCGACGAGCTTTGAGCAAAGAGCTTGATGCAAAGATCAGCTCTACCAAGGTAGCTGTAGCCAAATACCGCCAAGTCTTGGATGGGATGAGCGATGATCGATATGAGAAGATCGCTGGCATCTCAAGAGACTGGCATGAGAGCTGGACTGAAAACGATAGGGAGATAAATCCACGCCTCTATAAATAAATAGTCAACAACCTAATGAAAGCTTCACCACAATGTTTTCACTGCGTAAAAAGGCTGGTAGCCGTAACTACCACATATGTTCCAGTGTCGGAAATATAAAGACAGTTAGGAACGACCACGAAATAAAAGTCGGCAGCACTCTTTTTAAAGTGTTTGCCGGACAAAGTGTTCACAAGTCTACAGGCACAAGCGATCCTGAGATTGCTGATCAGATTGCAAATGAGCTATCTCGCATTGTGCTTGAGGAAAATCCTGCCATTGCAACGAAGCGTAAGAAAGGGGAGGCCACGGTTGAGGTGCCAGCTCCTCGCAAGCTTGGCGATCCTGAGAACATCGACAACTGGACGATGGCAGATGCGGTGCAGTACCGGATCGACAACGAACCAGACATGACTTCTAGTGTTAGATATCACCTCGAAAGATCCATGCGAACTATCTACGTGCGTGTGCCGAATAGTAATTTGCCGGAGAAGCTTGCTCACTGGCCGATCATGGATGCGGATCTGCTTGATCTATATGTTAAGTATAGATGGGCAGAAATCGAAGCGCGAGATGGGAAGGAGCGTAAAGGCTCCACCAAAAACAAGGATATGAATACCTTTCGGGTTGCGTTGCGACTCGCAGAAAGAGTTTCTCACAAATATTCTGACGGCAGATTTCGCGTACTAAAGATACCACACTGGCCGGAAGAAACCGACAACTCTCACAATGTCCTGTCGGTTAAAGAGGCACAGGCTGTGTTCGATTGGCTTCGCGTCCATCACCCTAAGAACCTAGATATGTTTTTGATCCAGACCTACGCAGGGGCAAGGCCAGTGGAGGTCGCTCGTCTGACATGGGATGATGTCAAGTTGGACGATGAACATCCTCAGAACAGCCGCATCAAGCTTTGGAATTTAAAAGGTAGCGGCAAGAGGAAACGCACACGGTGGATGCATCTTTCGCCAATACTTATAGACGTTTTTAAGCGGCAGACCAAAAGTCCAAAGGACAACTTCGTTTTCCATAACCGACTAGGACAGCCGTATCCAACAGTTGGTGCAAGTGGATACTCAAGACCGCCATCGTACACTAGGTGCTTTCGAGATGCAGTAAACGCACTGGGGCTACATGGCAAGACCAGCTATGCGCTCCGGCACAGCTTCGGTACATGGCTTTTAAATAATGGTGAGAATTTAGTCACAGTCATGCGGCTGATGGGTCACGCCAAAATTACAACGACACAACGATATTTAGAGACAGCCGACCAAACAAAAATTGCGGCTGTGAACAAACTACCAGGGAGTGAATGAAGAATGCATGGCATCGTTATCGATGGCGTAACTTGCTTTGGAGCTGTAGAGCCTGACGCATTTTACGACATCATTTTTTTAGAACAACCAGCAACAATAACTGATGAGGAGATCGGTAAAGACGAGACAATTACAGAATGGGAACAGGTGATCAGGCGACTAAGGAAGGAACACAAGGGTGATATCGTTGAGATCCACAGCTACTGAGGGTTACAACTTTGTTCAAACTTGTTAACTGGCACCAGATACACCTATACTGGCACTAGTGACAGAAAAGTGTTATCAGAGCAGTAAAAGCCCCAGAAAAACAGCCAGAAATAAACGGCACATTACTATCTAAGGTAACACAAATTCAAACTTTAGTGCCAGTAATTCAAACTTTACTCAAACTAATTTTTTTTTGATTTTTTTTAAAAAACTTTCTTAAATATATCCTCTCGCTCATATCTCAAGGGTCAGTAGGGGACACACATAGGAGATATATTATGGTTGATTTAAAAGTTGTACAAAATGAAAGTGAATATGGCAAGTCGCAAGCTGGCCTTCTTACAGAATACGCAAGACATTTCAAACAAAACATTAATGAGCTTTCTAACTATCATCGCGAGATGCATCAGATCATAGCAGAAACGACTATGAGTAATTACTTCTACCCGTACAACGCCGCGCCTTGGCAAAAGGAATATCACGGTTCAATCGACTATCTAGATAATGATGGTAACCACGTTACCATTGAGCATGTAAGAAAGTATGTGTCTACATCTCAGAGAAAACAACGAACGACTTGGCTGATGGATTACGCCTTCAACTGCATGATAACCAGAGCGCAAGATCTTCAAGTTGGCATCTGCACCCCCTGGTCGAGCGTAATCACTCCGATTTTATATTCAACTTATAAAGCTATGGCTCTCCAGCATCCAAAGCACTTGATAAGTTACAGAGACTTGGTAACGCCAGTCTCTGAGGGTGGACAAGGAGTAGTCGGTCAAGCAAGGACAAAGACAGTCAGGAACAAATGGTCTGAGCAAGTTTTTCGTGTCAAGCTCTCCGCAAATCTTTGTAGCGACGACAATCCGTATGCACCAGTTAGAGAAATTTTTTCAACCGATATGCCGGAATTTGCGGGGGAGCTAGATAATCAGCGACGTTTCTTTTATACGCGAGTGAATGGCAGAGCTGCCTTTTGTCACAAGGCAATTATGTGGACAGCGCATGAACTTGCATTTGACAGACTGCACGGTAGAGATCATTGGTTAGATAAAATCCGTTGGTGGGAAGAGGAATTAGGGCACGACAGAGCTATTATAGATTTCATTTATAATCACCATACCAAAAATGACCAGCAGTCAAATAAATGGGTGCTAGGCCAGTCTGTGGGCTTCATCAACGAGAATTAGTTCTAATTTCTAGTACTAAAAACTAGTACTAGTTTCTAGCACTAAAAATAGAGGGTTTTGGTAGGTTATAACATCCTGTAGAACAGAGTAGAATTAATTCTACACTACTACAGGAGGGTCAATGACAGAATATATCTTAGAGAAGTTAAGCTTGCCGAAGGATGAAGCAGAGATTATCGGCAAGCAATTGAGAGCCAGAGATGTTGCGATTGGTTATGCACTCAAAGGCATCATAGACAACAAGGAACAATTAGAAGGGGAGTTCGGAAATTACTCAGGGATGCAAGCAATGGTGTGGCTAATTGGTGAGCTGACAGAATTGCTTGATGATGGCCCTGCCATAAAACTAAAAGAGGACTGATCTAAAAGACCAGCCCTCCGTCAACAACCGTCATCGCTTCACCACAAAGAATGACGATATGGACATGCTTTTAGCCTTTTGCATAGAAAGTGTAAAAGGCTTTTTTTTGAAGTAGCAGAAATGCGATTCGGTCCTAGTTTGGAGTCAACCAAACTTTTCTTTTTGATAGTCAACGATGCGCTGGCACCAGTTCACCAGTTCCTCCATCGTGAGCTGTGATTTCATATAATTAGCTTGGAGAGTAACGAACCACACATTGTCCTTCGTGTAGCCTTTGCTACTGTCAATCCTGTCCAGGGAGGCAGTGAAACGTTTCAGCTCAAATTCCTGGGTGCCCTCTAATGTGATTTCAAATCCTGTGATCGGGCACAGCCCCTTCTGATCCTCAAAAAGCTGTTCAAGAAACTCAGTCGTCAAGTCGAACGACCAAGACATCTTCTCTGATTTGCGCTTGCAGTCGTGGATAAATCGCCGAAGCCTTGTCGCTTTGCTCATGTTGTACTCCCTGTATCGTTTAGCATAACATGACTGGCAACTTTTAAGATGCCAGCGTCGATGGATCTTTGGGAAGCTGTCTAGAGGTTTTGTAACTCCACAGACTTTACAAATTCTAGTCGGGGGGTCCATAGCGAAGCCATGTTGCGGCGGCAATTGCACCAAGTACGGCTACGGTTATCGTTTTTAAAATTGTTTTGAAGATCGTGCGCTTCGCTGAACGGAAGTCATCAAGCAGAGTTCTTAAATCTGCAATATCTTTGTTTGCTTCGGCATCGCCCAGCCCGACTTGCTTCAAAGCCTCTTTTGCTCCGAGATGCGCTGCTCGATTAAGCAGCACAATCAGTCGCGTTTCATCAATCTCTGTATTCATGGGTTGCAACGGCTGGGCGTTTACGCGAGTAACTGCCTCTGCCCTTTTTTGATCTAACGATGCGTTGGACATAGGCGTTACCTGAGAGTAGTTTCGCGATTGGGTTTTTCGTTTTAGCCATCTGAGCATACTAGTCATCGCTGAAGTCGGGGTCGTCCCATTCAATGATGCGATTAAGTTGATACTGAATTTTCAATAATGGCGAAAAATTCTTTAGGCGTAGGGCTACCACACTATCCTCGATGCGTTCGCGGTTTATCTTGGAAAAGACTACAGGCGTTTCCCCGGTGCCTCGTATCTCGACATTCCGCTCCGCTTGTGCAAGGGCAGATCTGAAGTTGAGCTTTTCTACAGCCTTGGCTTCGGGGAACCAGAGTTTCATTCCAAGTAGATCAGCTCCTCCCGCATGATAATTAAGCGACCCTCCACCGGAAAGGGGAGCGCGGCTTATGATAGGCTCACCACCAAATAGATACTCATTAAAGTATCTTGCTAAATCTCTCTCGTACTTGTCCCCTTTCGCCTTGGGGTTCTTCAGCTTCGGCATCGTCTTCCTCTTTACTTTGAAATGTTCTCAGTGAGATTTGCAGTAGCAGCTCTTCGGCTGCTGAAGCAGACAAATGATTGTATGCAACCAGCTCGTCTAGCTGGTCGTTGATCTTGGCAAGGATCTCAATACGAAACTTGCAGTCAGGGTCATGCGAAGTCAGCGTGTAGCTCCTTGCACTTGTTGCAGATGTACTGCCACCGGGGGCGCGGCTTCTTAGAGCCGCAACTCAGGCAGGCTCTTTCCCACGTTTGCTGACGTTGCCGTTTTGAAGTTTGATATTTTGCCGCTGGGAATATTGCTATCCCTTCGCGGTTGAGGATACGCTTTAGCGTATCGACACAGCACGGTACTTGTGCCGCCATTTCTTTAAGCGGCATTTGTGCCGCCCAGTTTTTTTTAAGTTGGTCAATGTCAGCCTTAATTACTGGTCTGGCTGGCATTCAAGTTCCCTATAAGTTAGCTGTTAAACAAACTTACGCTCTAATATAGGGCAAAGTTTTAATTAAGCATAGAAAAAATCTATTGACAGCCAATCTCACGCCGATTTACTAATAAGAAATCGGTGGTTTATAAAAGCTTATATAAAAGCTCTTAACGCTCACTAAGGTTCGCTTAGAGTACTTATATAAGTGCCTGTATATGATGCTTATATATGCAGTAGTTCTGAGACATTATTTTTTTCTATTTTTTCTTTGTCCCATTCGTCAATTAAGTGCATTGGTAGGTTGTATTCAGATGCAATCAGCATTTTTGGCTTTCCATTTTCCAACAAATACTGCACCCGTTTTCGTAACGGGGTGCTGGCAATAACAACCGGAGTTCCATCCGGTGCTTCTGCAAATCCAATGTAGCTACTTCGATGGGCAGGAGTTCTGTTCCGCACTTTGCCGTAGCTCACCTTGATCGCTGTGCGAATGTAATACTCTTCATTGTACATCTCTTCTCGCTTTCGCTTTGCCTTTAACAAAGCTTCATATCCTTTCTCATCAACCACGCCCCTTGTTTCTTCGGCCTCCTCATTCCCAGCATCGGTGTCGGGGTAGATTTGTGTCACCCTCATCTGCACCTCCAGCAAGTTGAGCTGTGCTGTTGACCCAGCCTCACTGCCAAGCTGTGTTACCGTTCCGTTTTTTCCCTGGGTGCTACTTGCTTTATTTGCATGGTGTAAGCCAATCACGGCATAACCAGCATTTCGCAATACCAAGATCGCCCGATTAATTGTTGCCCATTGATGGCTGTCGTTTTCGCTGAAGCCATTAAACGCTGTGCGGTAAGTGTCGATGACGATCACCTCTGCCTTGTGGCTTTCCGCATTAGCGAGAACTTCTTTTAATCCCTGTTCAGTATCTAATGTGAGGACACTGCCGCCTTTCATAGCTGGCGAATAAACCGCAAAGCCACTGTCATCATCGTCACAGTAAATATTATGAAGCATTTCCATGCGCTCCAAAATTTCATTCAAGCTGTTTTCAAAGTCGAGATAAAGAACTCTTGTCTTTTTCCGGTTCTCGAAAACGCCAAAGTCTTTTCCGCACACTGCCGCATACAACATGTGAGCCGTAAACAGAGATTTGCCGTGACCGCTATAGCCGTAGACTTGACAGATCGCCGGAAGCGTAACGGCTGGATACATAATAAATTTCTGATCACCGATTTGTTCTCGCAACTCATCGAGCTTTGGAGCTGTTATAAGCGGCTGGAGCTTCGGTCTATGTTCTACGACAGCCGTCACTTCCTCAACCTGTTGCGGCACCGCCTTATAATCGTCGCCATCCCAGCTCTCTGGGTTTTGCAATTTGTCGCGAGAGATGATGCTGTCAATCGTCCGTTGTACTTCTTCCTCTTCTAATGGATGCTGCCAATTAGGCAACGCCATCAGCTCATGTACACGATCAGAAATCTTGTCTACTGGATAACGCTTCGCAACTAGCTCACCAACAATCGCCGTTACAGTATGGTTGCGACTGCCTACCTTCACAGGCACTCCGCTCTCAATCATTGATATGGTACTCTCCCTATCGCCAAGATTGATGCCAGTAAAATCCACGACCAAGACATTGTTCTTGCGTAGCTCCGCTATTTCTTGTTCGGAAAACTTTTGCTTGCTGGGGGGAGTAAACGTGCCGCGCTCGATAGCTTTCCAAGTATAATTTTTATCATCTTGGATCTCTGAAAAATCATTTATCCATACATACTTATTTAACTTATCACTGCAATAACTGGGAGGCAGTCTAATTACACCGCCATTGGCTCTGAGGTCTAAGCCTACGACATGAGGCCAGTCACCTTTCTGACCAGGGAACTCACCGACTTTATTACGCTGATCAACTGCATCGTTATTTAACCAATAATAATGATAGCCCCTTCGTGATTGAACCACGACAGGAGAGGTAAGACCAAGCATTCGCGCTTCCGTTGCGGCCTCTTTGCTGTCGGCATCAACAACCACAATCCCAGACATCGAACCCGTCACTGCTGCTATGTCGAAAAATTCAACCGGACGTTTATCTAATACAGATATAGGTGGGCTCTCATCGAACCAAGCAAGCATCTCTTCTGGTGATGGCGGTGGTTGATATTCTGGATGCGTATTGGGAAGTCGCCACTGTTTATAATGTATATGGCTAGTCGGTGAGCCTATAACTGTCGGAACCAAGATCCAATTATATTCTTCGACATACTTATACGCCGCTTCTTTCACACGTTTCTTGTGTTCTAGTAGCTGATCTCTCTCCATCCCAATAGTCCCCAAGGTCTAACCCCTCATCGAAAGTCAAGTGGATTAACTGCGGGGTGCATTTATTCTCACGAAGCCAGTTATGAACGGTCGTTCTATGAACACGACAAGCCTTTGCGACGGCAGTAGGACCGCCAAGATCTTTGATGAGTTGCTTTATTTTGATCATATTAAGTTTAAAAAATTTTAATAAGTTGAAAAAACTCTACACATATTTGTAAATATAAGTTAGAATAAAGTCAAACTTAATACAAACTTTTTAAACCAAGGTATAAACATGAAAGAGAATGGTGTCGCTTATGCATACACAGCTCCTCCAATAAATGAAGAGGATTTAGCAGATGCTGTATTGCAATACGAACACTGTCAGTCGCAGATTAGCGATCTCAAAAAACAAGCTGACAGGCTGATGGATATAATTGGAGGCATGTTCCCGAATGAGGCAGGGGAGCAGTTCCACTATATATCCAGCAAGAAGATGAAAGTCGTCTTCAAACAATCTGAAATAAAAAAGTTCGATCCAAAAATTTTAGCAAAGATTTATCCGCTGGGTTCCAATACACAGCCGGATTGCATGAGCATCGATTACAAAGTGAATACAAGACAATTCGATGCCCTGCCAGCAGACAGCGAAGAAAGAAAATCGCTGATGCAAGCATTAACCAGAAAACCAGGATTAAGAAAAATTAAAGTGGAGTACGATGATGAGTGAAGAAGAAGTTCCATTAATAACGGCTGATGATTTTAAGCCGCTGTCTTCAAGTACTGTAGACATGACACACCAAAACACATTGTTGTTCGGTCCACCTGGAGTTGGGAAAACAACCCAAGCAGCTCTACTAAAAGCAAAGTATGGGAAGACATTAATCCTGTCAGGAGAAGAAGGTCTTAGCTCCATCAAGGATGATGATGTCGAGTACATGAAGTTTTCTCGCTATGCCGCACATGCTGATCCTGCAAAAGAACTAGCGGCGATGAAGTCCTATGATTACTCTCTCTCAAATCTTTTAAAGTTTGTGGCAAAGTACGGCGAAGAGCGCGGCTATAAAGTTGTCGTGCTAGACAGCCTAACTAAAGCTTCGCAGTTTATCTTTGACGAGGCTGAGAGACATTTCGAGTACAAAGATGACAAGACAGGCGCGATCTACCAGAGGCACAATCGCGATCTGGAAAAAGTTATCAATGACATAACCAAGCTTAAATTTTGCAACAAGCTTGTCATCGCTCTGGAGAAAAAAGAAAACCTCGATGAACTAGGCAAGCCAGGACAGCGCAATACCAGGCCATATAACATTCCGTTTATAATGGGTAAAAAAGTTGTGCCCTATATCATGGGTGCCTTTGATAATGTTTGGGGTTTTTACAAAGCTCCATGCACAAAAAACCCAGGAGCGATGGAAAGATTTTTCGTAACGCAATCGGTTAACGGATGGGAAGCAAAGACGCGAGATCCTAGCAGACCGCCGAGGCTTCGTCCTATCGAAGGTGGAAGCGACATCACTGAATTGTATGACGTTATGAAAATGCCAAAGGCCGAGTTCAAGGCTTTAGAAAAACAAAGATTAGAAGAAACCAAAGAACAACAGAGTAAGGAAAAGTAATATGGCGCTTGTAAGTTTGACATTTAAAAAAGAAATGAAAGGCGAAGCCTTTGCACCGAGTTGGAACAAAGGCGAAAACATTTGCATCATAAAAGAAGTGATCGAGCCGTCAGACGAGTTTGATCAGTATGGTAAGAAGCAAATTGAATTGAAATACGCTAACTACCATCACCCTGACATGCCTTTAAAAAGTCATTGGATTGTTTTAGATCGCGAGGATGCTCACGACGACCATCCAAATTTCTCAAAAGGTAAGGTGAAAAACGTCGAAATAGAAATGGAAGGATTGCTCACGCTCTTAAACATGACTGGCCTCGTCAAGGGGAACCCTGGTCAAGTTGGGCTGGAGACAGAGAAGCTTGTCGGAAAGACAATCGGTGTCTGGATGGAACAGCCTACCCACAAGGACGGCAGTATCCAAACTTTTAAACACAAGCAATCTGGAGAAATCCGCAACAAAGGTGCGGAGCCTATCAATGGCAGAAGGACATTTTTTGTGCCTACTGAACTGCAACTCAAAGATCCAACTGCATTGAAGACAATCAAGAAAACGGAACAAGCATCAGAAAAACCAGCCAGCGAACCGACAAGAGTTCCTGACTTGGACGACGAAATTCCATTCTGATGACTAAAATACTTGTCCTAATGTTCTGTTTTGTCACCACTCCTGCATTAGGACAAGTAGCCTGTATTGACGCTACGGAAGGTAAAGAAAAATTGATAACAATAGGCCAGCTTCCAATCTTCGCTGGTCTAAGCAAGCGAGGGCACATCACCGAGATCTGGGTAAACCGTAAAGATACGACTTGGACAGCTCTCTATATTTTGCCTCAACAGCAAAAGCTGATGTGCATTGTCGATAGCGGAACAATCAGCAGTCAACTCCAAATAAAGAATGAGCAAAGAGCAGAAAGCAAATGACCAAGCCAGAGGAATTGAATGGCACACTGACTGATGCAATCGACAACATTCCAGTCAGGAACGATTCACCAAGGGAATATATTGGTGCTTCAAACGTCGGCTCAGATTGCGAAGCTGAAGTTGCTTTCAGTCACAGAGGGTTTCCCAATAATACAATCTCACCCAAGCTTGAGAGAATTTTTAACAACGGTCATATGCTTGAGAATGTCGCAGTCAAAGCACTGGTAAAGGCTGGCGTTTGGGTGTCAGAAAAAGATCCCAACACAGGCAAGCAATATCGAGGAACACTTTTTAACAATCACATTATAGGAAATGCGGATGGTATTGTTGAGGTAGATGGTGAGGCAATGCTTCTAGAAATAAAGTCTATGAATGATGCCTCGTTCAAAAAGTTTAAGAGCGTAGGTCTGAAGACTAGCCATCCAAGATATTACGCACAGTGTCAGATGATGATGCATCTGCAACCTGGGACAATTCCATTAAGACGAGCTGTGCTTCTGGCTTACAACAAAAACACCAGTGAGTACTGGGATGAATGTTTAGAGATCGATGCTGAATACATCGTTTATTTACGAAGCAAGATACAACGCATTTTAAATAATGATGCGACCAAGAAGAGCATCGATGAAACAGACTGGTATTGCAGAACATGGTGCATGAAAAGTGACACTTGTTGGCATGGCGTTTTACCAGAAAAAAGATGTAGCACATGCAAACACTCTGCCGCTAACGACAAGGTTAGATGGCTCTGCCTGTTACATGACAAAGAAGCAAAAGAAGTATGTAAAGACTATGAAGTTTATGAACCAAGAGCGAGAAAATTATGATTGATGAGTATGAAAAAGTTTCATCTCAGATATACGGTTTGGAGGGGCAAATAGACACGATCAAAGAAAACCTAGCGAACCGAATACAAGATGAAAGTGAGATGAAAAAGGCAATAAGCAAGATCGCAAGTCTGTATCAAGATTTGTCTAAGTTAAAGGCAAGACGAGATGCAATCGAGTTTGAGAAAAAATATGGTGGTGAAGAAGAAAGGTGAGGGACCAAATCCAAAAGCGGCGTTCGGGGACAAGAAGACACCCTTATTTCTTGTGCCTACGATCCCACTCAAAATGATTGCATGGGTAATGAAAAATGGGGCCGTGAAGTATGGCCCATTTAATTGGAGAAAAACAAAAGTGAATGCATCGACCTATATCAGCGCGACACACAGACACTTTCATGCATGGGTGGAGGGAGAAAATATAGATAAAGATAGTGGCTTGCATCACCTAGCGCATGTTGCCGCAAATATTTTTATTTTGCTTGATGCAATACTCACCAAAAGTTTGATTGATGATCGCCCAAAAATTCAAAAGCGTAGTGACAAGTTTGAGGAAGGAGCAGATGGATTATTCCGAGAGACTAAAAATAGGAGATAGTGTCCGTCATATGAACGGTGACTTTGGATACATCGACAAAGAAGTCGATGAAGGGTTCATCGTCCACTGGGTAGATGGACGAGTAAGTCAGCCGACTAAAGCTGGCTTTCTAGAAAAGGTTAAAAGCGGTCTGACCATTATGGGGAGATAGAGGTGAAGCATCTAAATAGTTATCACGAAATCAAGCACACCACACAAAAGGCTATACTTGTTCAAATAAGAAAAGAGGACAAGAATGCGGTGTGGTTTCCTCTATCTAGGATAGACCTTTATGCCTCCGATAAAACCATAGCCGCGACTAAAAAGTTGTGGGGCATAAAGAACAGCGAAGCAAACTCAGAGGAAGTTGCACAAGAGAACGCTGAACGCGAAAGCAAGAGGGAAGAAAACAATTCAAAAATATGTATAGCAGATTATTCGTGTGTAGTGAGTAAGGCTCACGGTTGGGATATTGAAAAACCTTATATTCGCAGTCATGTAATGTTAGAGCCTTTGTTGAATGGTGAGTTTGTTGGTGCTGTTGATAAAGAGTTGGCATACTTCAAGATCATGTCCGAATGCCCAAAAGAACATGTAACAAAACGCCACTTTTATGTGCCAAAATGGCTGGCTGAAATCAAATACTTAAAAGCGGCACATGACTACTATACGAAAACAATGGCATATAAATTTCCCAATTGGAAAGCGCACCATAACTTTAAGGTTATAGCAAGTATGCCAAACCACAACTCGTTAAGTATGATCATAACGAAAGAAGATCTTGAAGAATTTGCACAAAAACAAAGGCGGCGAAAAGAAATTAAAGAATGGAATCGGCAAAAGGCATTAGCAAGAGAACAAGAATTTCATAAGAGTCACTGATACGTTCAGCCGTGGTGGCTGACGGCCCCTGGGTGGTAGTTTGATTTTAAAATCCAACTGTCTATTTCAGCCACCTGGGGGTTTTTTATTTCCTGTTAGCTGGACGGCTACCAAACCAGAAGGTAATTGCTAACGAACACATAAAGACTACTTCCTCTGCAAGCATCTTTGTCGTCGTCCAGTCCCCAAACTCGTATGCCTTGTAATATATATAGGCACTCATCCCCATCAGTAAAAAGGTAACCACTGGCCTGACCAGACGGAGAAGGGCGCTACACCACATTGGAGTTTCTCCATAGCTGGCATCGTGTTGGTACGCTGCTGTTCGGATGTTTGCATCAGCTTCCATCTGAGCAATCATATATTCGCTTTCCATCTCGACTTGCTTAATTTTTGCTTGCTCTTGTATGAGATTTAGTTCGTGTGCGTTCTGAGCAAGTAGTGTTTTATTACGCTCCTTTTGCTCCAACCACCCAAAGGTCTTACCGACCACTGTACCTATTAGTCCGAGTCCAGAACCCCCGATTGCTGAACCAAATAATCCGCTGACAACTGTCCCTAAAATTTCCATTTAAAATCTCACTCTTCTATTTCTATTATCGACATGGACAAACGTCCTGTAGTTAATTCCGATACCTCTAAAGCCAGCTTCTTCCGCTGCTTTGATTATTTCTTCCTTCGGGTAGTCGAGGCGAATATCTATCGCTCTTGAAGGGCGAATACTTGTAGCTCGATGCATCGACAAGGGTGCCCCGCCGCATCTCTGATTCCAGATTGGGCACCTCACGCAGGAATTTATGCGGAGCGGTCCTAAAAGACCGCGCACGATTTCCAACTTTTCAAGAGCCTCCGGTTGCACATATCGGCTGGGACCAGTGCCCTCCTCGTTGCAGGGCTT